AAGAAACTTTGCTTCGGTGGATGATATTGATATGAAAAGTATAAAAATATATTATCTTAAAATGTTAAAAAATATTATTCCTGCATCCTGGAGCAGAGTATTTAATCATTTCAGAATTGAAAGAAGTAAAAGAATTAAATTTAATAACACGATTGATACTAAGGGAAATGCAATTAGTAGAACAACTAGCTTAGGAAGTGTATTAGCTCCAAAACAAGGTGAACCTATATCTCGCCTCGGAAGTGTTCAAACTCCTGATACAAATCCTGATACTGACCCTCCTGGAAGTTGTGGAGTTTATGTTACAACTAAGGATGCTTATACATTGACTGACGGTCCAACTATATTTCTAGCCAATGACTTGGCAAAAATAGCAAAATTTTGTATCCAACAAGCTAATATACCAGCCGTTGTAATGAAGGATATTAACGAGAAAATAGAATATAATAATCAAATCAATGAAAGAATTGACCTACTTGAAAAGGAATTAGAGTTTGAGGAAAATAAGATGGCAGCTAAGTTAGCAGGTAATTCAGCAGATACATCAAAAGAAGCTAAAAAATTAATGGGTAAAAAGGATGGAAAAGGCAAATCTAAAATTGCAAACAAAATTGTTGACAAAACTGAAGATAGAAAAATTGCTAAAATGAGAGAAGATATTACAACTTTAAAAAGCATGGCTAAGAATGCTACTCTAGATGATATGTTTATTCCAAATAGAATTGTTCATTTAGAAAAATGGGCGAAAGGACTAAATACTAAAAGCGCCTTCACTAGTGATATTGAAGAGAGCATTATCGTATCTATTATGTTGCTTAAAGATGTTGATGATAGTTGGAAGATTCTATTGCTTCTTGGAATTGGAGTATTTACTGAGCATAGAAGCAGTGCTTATACTGAAATCATGAAAAAATTAGCTGACCAACAAAAGTTATATTTAATTATTGCTGATAGCGACTATATTTATGGTACTAATTACCAATTCTGTCACGGCTATTTGAGTAAAGATCTTGAACTTACACAAGAAAAAATTATTCAAGCTTTAGGACGCATTGGTCGTAATAATATTCAACAAGAGTACAGTGCTCGTTTTAGAGATGATACACAAGTTACCACATTATTCACAAAGTTTGCGTCTGAAGATAAACCTGAAGTTATTAATATGAATCAGTTATTTAATTGTAAAAATGTTAAATGGAATGGTCTTGAATATGAGGAATTACCTGAACAAGAACTTGATGCGGTATTTGGAGACGATGATGAAGAAGATGAAGAAGAACATGAAGAAGCACAAGAAGATGAAGAGGAAGAAGAATAATAATTTTATTGTAATATTAATTTTTTAATGGATTTAAACTAATTTTATATTCAGTATTATAAATGAGTATAAAATTATTTTTTGATATAAGCAGAGAATATTTTGATCTTATATATTCACAAAATCTTGAATATGATGATGATGGCACAAGTTTACGAGAAACTTTTGATGAAGAAAAAGGTTTTGAAGAATGGTTTGATAATAAAAATGAGGAACTTTGTTATTCTAGTTTATGTTTAATTATTTTACAAATATTCAAAACACAAATACGTGTAAAAAGTGAATAATATTTTAAATCATATTGTCATCAATATATTTACATCCTTTGCTTAAATTGTCAGCTGCCCATAATGGCTGTAAATTTGTATAATGAAAACATTTTTTCTGTTCTTCTTCATCTAACAAATTAAATGAAGCACAAGGTTTAATATGGTCAATATGCCATTCTCCATGATTTTCCCAAGTCATACCATCTGTAAATTTGGCTTCAAAATATCTAATAAAATCATCCTTACTACAACCAAGATATTTATAAAAATTATTATATTTATCAGCTCCTTTTTGTCTCAGTAACTTTGATATTCTTGTTCGCATTGATGTCACAACTTTGTAATATGGATCATTATTGTATCTAAACTTATTATATTCAACACATCTTTTTATTATTTCTTCTCTTTTTAATTTATATCTAATCTGTGAAAGTTCTTTTTTTCTTCCAGTTTCATTATATTTTATTTTGTATAATTTATCATTTTCTTTATATTTTTCATCATTTTGTCTTTTATTATTTTTATATTCACAGTAACATTTACGACACATTCTTGCCAAATTGTCCCAACTTGATGATTGTTTATTAAATTCTGTTAATTCTTTCCAAGTATCACAGGTCGGACAATGTTTCATTTCAATATTATCAATTATTCTATGTTCTTTTCTAATTCCCATAAATAAATATAGCTTTTGTTTTTATATTTATTTATATTATACTTTATCCTCCGCGAAGCCGAAGGACCAAATGTAAAGTGCTTTCTTTTTGTATGTTAAAATCTGCTAACGTTCTATTATCCTCTAATTGTTTTCCAGCATGGATTAAGCGTTGTTGGTCGATTGGGATGCCTTCTTTTTCCATAATCTTTTGCTTAACATTTTCAATAGAGTCATTTGGTTCTACTTCTAGAGTAATGGTCTTGCCTGTAAGAGTTTTAACAAAGATTTGCATTCTATAATACACTATAATATTTTATTTTTAAATTGTTTTAAATACAATTTAACTCTTTTAAACAATTTATTTATATGTATTATATAGTATGAATCCCGAGCAAAATATTCGTGCAATGCGAACAATAAAAGCAATGGAAGAGAAAGATGAATTAAGAAAAAATCAAAAACAAAAACAAAAACAAAAACAAATAATACAAAAAAGAAGAAACTCTTTTCCACTTGATAATCCAAAGAAAATAGTAGATGAATCACCTATTCAACAATCACAACCTATTAACCAACAAGTTCTGGAAGAATATAATGAGTTTGTTAAAAATAATCCAACATTACTTCCAAAAACTGAGTTATTTGATGAAATAAATAGACTTTATCCTGTTATAAATACCTCAACAAATGTTGATGAAAAAGAAGCTGATAAAAAACAATCTATTTTTACATTATTTAATCCAAATCCGGATGTTAATAAATTTTTAGAAGACCCAATTAATAACGAACTAAATGTAACTTTAACTAATAATAGTGAAACAAATTTATACTATTTTTTTACAAAAGCTTTATATTTTACTTATAATGGTGCTGATTTTAATACTGAAACGGGAACTCTGAATATTAATGTAATTAAAGAACAATTAGGCGCAGATCTACATAGAGTTACGGTCTCTGTTAATAATATTGTTGTTCCTAAAGAAACTCTAGAAGTTTATGCTCATAATAATGAACGTTATGAAGAAGTGGATTATTTTAATACACAAGTTTTAATACCTTCGGCTGATAAACAACAAACACCTATTTCTTTAAATATTATTAATTTAATTGATTTATCATGTATTCAACAAAATATACAATTTATTAGTGATAGTATTTTAGAAACTTTATCTACATTTTCCATTTTTCAGAGGGGTGGAGATAAAAAATTAGATATTGTCATCAATTCACAAGAACAATATGTGGCTTGGGATGTAGACTCTACATTTATTATTATGAGTGATAATCCTGCAGAATGGGGTAAACTAACCGCTTTATTAAGATTTAATTTTAAAGATTTATCATATTCGTTTAAAATAAATATAACTAAATTTGAAACACCAATATCATTGAATCCTCAAGTAGAACCACCATTTTTACCACCAAGAGTTCAACTTGATAATGTACCACAAACAGAATCAACAATACAAAAATATACAAGTAAAATATCTAATATAGGAACAGGAGCAATAAATTATGCAAAATCTAATCCAGGTACTGTTGCCACTGGTGTTGGAGCGGCATCCTTATTGGGTTCGGCAGTAGGCGCTTTATTTTTAGCAGGTGTGTTAGGAGGTAAAACAAAGAAACGATTACATAATAAACGTAAAAATAGAAAAACTATTCGTAAAAATAAACATCGTAAAACTAGAAAAATTATTCATAAAAATAAAAAACGTAACATAAAAAAAACAAAAAATAGAAAATAAAATTTATTTATTTTTGTAATTTCATTTTTTCTATCAAATCATTCACCCCTTTGTCAAACTCCATATCAATTGTCCAACCTAAATCTTTAACCTTTTGATTACTTATATAATATCTTTTATCATTAAAAGGTCTATCTTCAATATAACTAATCCATTTAGCATAGTCTTTTGTACCGGTTATTTTTTCAATTAGTATCTGTGCCACCTGTGTAACAGTATATTCATGATGATCATCACTACCAATATTATATATTTCTCCAATTTGACCTTTTTCTAATATTAGTTTTAATGCTGAACATACATCATTTACATGTAAAAATGCTCTAACATTTGAACCATCTCCTTGAATTGTAACTTGCTTTTCCTCTAATAATTGTTGAATAAATCTTGGTATCAATTTTTCTGGATACTGATTTGGACCATATACATTATTACCACGAGTTATAATTATTGGCATTTTAAATGAATGATAATAAGATTTAGCTATTAATTCAGCTGCTGCTTTTGTAGCAGCATATGGATTTGTTGGACATAATACTGAACCTTCATGCTTTTTTTCTTCATTCTCTGAAAGCATTGATTCGCCATAAACTTCATCAGTAGAAATATGAATAAATTTATTTATTTTACCATATTTACGACAAGCTTCTAATAAAGTATGTGTACCAACAACATTATCAAGTGTATATTGTAAAGCATTATCAAATGAATTTTGTACATGAGATTGTGCCGCAAAATGAATTACTGTATCTATTCCATAAATTTCTAAAATATTTGATATTAAATCAAACGAACATAAATTCCCTTTAACTAAATGATAACGCTCTGAATTACGTATACTAATATCTATATTATTTTCGGACGCACAATAATACATTGCGTCTAAATTTACAATTTCAACATGTTTATTTTCTCTAAAATAAAAATTCACAAAATTTGAGCCAATAAATCCACAACATCCTGTAACTAACAATTTCATAATACATAAATACCATATAATATTTATGTATTTATAACGCTTTTAGTTATCTCTTACATTATAATTCTTTTATATTTTCTTTCATTTTTATTAAAATGTCTCTTACGGCATCTTTTATAGGTTTAACACCATTCATTTTATCACTTTCTAAATATGTTGTATCTAAACAGTTATTTGAACGTTTTGATGCTAATATTTCATTTTGATCTTCTATTGTAAAATTTTCCCATGTAAAACTAGGTTCTACTATCTCCTTGTACATTTCTAAAATCTCATTGTGACTTATTAATCCAGGATTTGTTAAATTAATTGTACCGGTTTTATAATCCAAAGCGTAACCTATCATTACTGGTAATAAATTATCTAATACTGTCATTGAATTTGGTATTGAACATACACGTTTATAATTCGTTATTTTTGTTATAAAATTACGTGAATTTAACTCACTTGTTATTGGCATTCTTATTCTTACATTTAATACAGAATCATTATATAATTCATGCATTAGTCTATCAGTATAACCTTTTACTGTTGAATACGATGAACCAAAAAAATTTGGTTTATCTTCTTCTTTAAAACCTGTATTTTCATTATTATATGGATGACCATCATCATAATCAAAAATACATCCTGTTCCCAAATATGTAAAATGCTTGTTATATTTTTTACAAATTGAACCTAATATTATTGGAGCATATAAGTTATCTCTTACATTTTCAACTAATTTGCCAGGTTTTTCTAGGTAATCTATTGTTGATATTGTTTCTCCATTATACACACCATGTGTTCTACCAATAAATGACATTATATGTGATGGTTCTAAATACTCTATTTCTTTTTCAATTGATTCATAGTCATCTGCTCTACATTCTGATTTTTTTACTTTTATTCCCATACTAACTAACAAGTCGTAGACTTTTGAACCTATCCATCCATTTCCACCGTACAATAAAACATAAACATTATCTCTTTCTGAAAAATTACTCATAAATATATTTAAGAATATTTGTTTAAATCATATTTGTCTAATTGTTTTTTCTTGTTCTTTTTGGTATTTTTTGTTTTTTATATCTTTTTGTTAGTTTGTTTGTATTTTTATGTTGTCGTTTTGTTTTATAATGTTTGTGAGGCTTTCTATTTGCTAATGTACCACCTCCTCTTCTTATTTTTTCCCATTCCTTTCTAAGTGGTTTAAGTATTGATTCTATTTCTTTTATTCTTTCCTTTTGTTCTTGTGTCCTATCCTTTACTTTTTTTGGTATTGAATTTTGTTCTTCTTCTAATGAAGCTATCTCTGTTTGTACTTGTAGTTTTCTTTTTTCTTTTTCTTCTGCTGCTGATGCTGCTGCTGCTGCTGCTGCTGATGCTGCTGCTTCTCTCTCCCTAGCAAGTCTCTCATTTTCTTCTTGTTCTTCCTTTTCTCTAGCTTCTCTTTCAGCAATACCTTCTGGACTTGATTCATAAGCTTCTTGTTCAGCTTTAATTCTAGCATTTTCAAGTGCTGTTTCTTGTTTCTTTCGTGCTTTTTCTTCATTATCTAATCTTACTTTTTCCTCTGCCAGCCTTGATATTCTATCATTTTCTGCTGATTCATCGTAAATAAATTTGTAAATATGTTCAGGTATTTGTAATCCTTGTATTTCAGCTGTTTTTTCAGGATTATTTAAAAAAGAAATAGGAATTTTTTGAATAGATTTAGCTGCTTTTTGCTTTGCTGATAAATCATCTCTTAAATAATTTATTGCAATTTTTGCATTTCTTATTTCTAAGTTTAATGCGTCTTGTTCTGCCTTTTTTCTTGCATTTTCTGCGTCTTGTTCTGCCTTTATTCGTAATTTTTCTTGTTTAATTGCTTCCTTTGTAGCCTGTTTTTTAGAAGGGTCTAAACCTTTTGTTTGTTTAAATGTTTTTTTTCTTTCATCTCTTGCGTCTTCCACATCTGTTTTATTTTTCATCTGTGCTTTTTTTTCTCTTGCTTCTTCATCATCTGTTTTTTCATTTTCAACTTCAACTATAGGTTGTACTGGTACAAATTTTGTGTTATAATCAAGCCACTCTTCATATTCACTATTTTTTAATGGGTGTATTTTTGTCATTGGATTTTGTAATAATTTTCCTAATACATCTTCTGAACCTATTATTGTTGATTCACGTATTTCTGGAGTAACATCAATTCCTTCAACCTTTCTATTTTTATCCTTTACATTCAAAAACTCTAATGATCTTAATAAATTATCTCTATCAGGAACTTGTAATTCTCTTGTTACATAAATTACATTTCCTTTTAAACCATTGGAATTTGGTTCTCTCATATTAGATGAATTTCGTGAAACTAACAATGTTCTTGAAGGATTTTGTGTTGATGAAGTAAACATATAACCTGTTATTCCTTGATCATTTACATCTCCTTCACCATTTAATAACATATATATTGAACGAAATCCTGACGGTCTATCTCCTTGAATTCCTAAACGTAAACCATCACCTGTATTTTCATCATATGGTATTATAGAACCTTCTTTACTAACACTTCTATAAATCAATTTATCTTTTATTCTTTTAAATTGACGATTTCTTTTCAATTCTTCTGGAAATTCATCAGTATTATTAACATAACCTCCCCATTTAAAACATGCCTGACATTCTTGTAAGTAGTCTCCCATTGTTTTAAGTGCTGTTACCCCTAATAACTGATTGAAACCATCTGGGTCATATTGATATTGCATTCTTTTCCACATTTCTTTTATATAATCAACTCCTTCTAGTGTTTCTTTTGACTCTGATGAATAATATATTTCTTTTATCATATTTACAACACCTTGATAAGCTACTCTAGCTTTTAAATCATTTGACTCAGATACTTTTATTGGTAGCGTATTTATTCTCATTGTATCCTCTGAAGTATTTGCACCTACATTACAATCCAGAGTGTAATATATTTTTGCTGTTAGTTGTTCATTACCATCTACTCTTTCATTATAGTTAAGAACCACTCCACCAAAAGATATTTTTTTACCATCCTTTTCATAAATTATTTCTGAATATGATGTTCCTACTTCTTTTGGTTCTGTTGTATTGTACTTTAAAGAACAGTTATCCATTGCATCCATCATAGATGATGTTGGACAAAATATTCCTCTTTGTAAACTACGATATAAACCAAAAATTGGCTGACTATCTCTAAACCATAAACTAAAATTTGTTTCAAAATCATGATAAAAATCTGGATTTTCTTTCAATACTTCTAATAGGAATAATTTATTTTCCAAAGGAACAATTTCAGTTCTTTCAAATTTTTTTTGTTCATTTTTAACTTCTAATAGTCTATTATATTCTCTAATTGTAATTGTTTTACCACGTTTCTTTGAATTTAATTCTTTTGCTTCATTTTCAAAATTTGTTTCTAAAAATATATATTTCTCTTCCAATTCATTTTCTGTATCTTTTGTATATCTTTGTAGTTTTTCTTCATTAATTTTATCAATAGTTTGATCATCCACAGTTTCACTATCAAATACTCCTTGTTTTATTTCATCAACAATTTTTTTTATAGTCTCTAAAAAACTACGTGGAATAAACATTCTTGAACCATTTATATTTGAACCAACATTTGCTGCATTATTTATAACAAATTTATATTTTGGAGCCGGAATATTTACTCTTGTTCCTTTTTTATGCATTAATATTTGGTTTAATTTTAATAGGTCATAAAGATTATCTATATCTACTCCATCTTTTCGTATAGGTTCTATTTTGCTGTCTTGTAATTGTTTAATTGTAAACATATTGTTTTGATACATTTTCTTTAGTTTATTGAATAAAATAGGTATAGATGGAGGTCTTGGTGGTTCAATTATATCAATATCTGGATTCAATTCTCTTCTCTCAACTGGAGGAGCAACTATATTTTCCACTGGTTCTTCGTTTATAACTGGTTCTTCTTTTATAACTTGTTCTTCGTTTATAACTGGTTCTTCTTTTATAACTTGTTCTTCTTTTATAACTGGTTCTTCGTTTATAACTGGACCTTCATTTTTTTCTTCATTAATAAAATCTTCAAAATTGTCTGGTGCTTGAAAATCTTCTTCTTCAATCTTTTTATCAACATTAGCATTACTTTGTATTGGACAATCTGGTCCACCAGGTTTACTTATACATAAACCTCCTCCTTCTATGAAGTCATTATAATTTGAACCAGCACTAAAATCATTTTCATAATCATCTTTACATCCTTCTTCACACATTGCATATAATTCTTCTACTTCTGTTTCTAATTGTTTACTATTTTCACCTTCAAAAATTGGATTATGAATTATTTCATCATCAAGCATTATTATATCTTCTGTATGAGGTTCTTGGATATTATAGTTATATAAATAAAATGAATCCATATAATTCTTTAAATCATCATCAATTTTTGCTCCAAATGTAAGGGTTTTACTTGGTGACATTTCAACTAATAAACGTTTTAAAATTAGTATTTCTAAAATTAATAATTCATTATTTTTGTTACCTATCTTTCCTTCTTGTACCGCAGCAGATGCTGTTTCTGTTGATATTTCTGTTACAGGATTAATTGGAAATAATTCTACTAATTTATTATATGTTATTTCATTTAATTGCTCAAACCCAAATACATAATCTTCAGGAGAAATGTCTGCTATGGGTGTATCTGGAAAAAATATTCTCTTCCATATTCCCAGCTTTATAAACATTCCTCTTGTAATAGTTGTTAAAAGGTTATTATGTGTTATAAAAACATATTCAGGTATTTCTTCGACTGCCTTTCTTTGTTGTGGTAATAATCCTGATGAAGATAAAGAACTATCTGGAATTGTTCCTGATACTTCGTCTTCACTTGGCCCAGCAGCATCTTCCATTTGAAGTTCTTCATTTTCATCATTTTCAGGGGTTTCATCTCCTCCACTCATTTTACTAACTAATTGATTGAAACTATCATAATTTTCAACGCTTATGTAAGTAACATAAAAAATAATAAATTGATATAATATTTCTGATGAATTTAATATATAAAATGGATCTTTTGTATTATCAATATTTTTTTTACTTATGATTTCATAAGATTCCAATAATAAACTAAACATATCACCATAGAAATTAAAATACATAGATTTATTCATATCTTTTAAATCATTAATTATGTAGTTGAATGATGCCTTTATAGCATTATTCGCCGTTTCATTTTTTTGTGTACTAGTTTCTTCTAATTCTTCATTTTTATTTACATCATAACCTAAATAAGTAACTATATATGTATTTAACCCTGAATGAAAATTTAGGAAGTCTGCATTTTTTTCAAATATACTTATTATTTGTTCAATATTTAAACTGCTAATAACAGAAGGAATTAATAATGAATCTTTTACATCACTAAATGTTATTGTTTTAACTGGAATATCCTCTTCTACAATACCTTCTGCAACATTAGGTTCTTCAACAATAGCAGGAGTCTCTTCAACAATAGCAGGAGTCTCTTCAACAATAGCAGGAGTCTCTTCAACAATACCAGTAGATTCTTCTACCGTAACAGGAGACTCTTCAACAATAGCAGCAGAATCTTCTATAGAATCCTGTTTAAAGTTGTCAACAGATGGCATTTTTTCCATAGTATTTGTTGGGGGTTTTTCTACTGTTTCTCCACCTGTTAATTTTGGTATAGAAAGTTCATTATTATTTAAATATTCATAAAATTTTGTTTTTCTAGGGTCAGCTGTTGATTCATCTTCAAATTGTTCATCGTTATACATACTAATATCTCTATGACCGCCAACTGGATATGATATTATTTTAAATATTGTATTACCAACATTTATTCCCAAATTTTCAAATAAGCTAGGTTCATCTGGATTTTTTCTAGAAATGTTTCCTTTTACAACTCTAGCATGCATTGAACCTAAGTTATAATCATGAACATAATCGTGTACAAATGCACTTAAACACATTACAATCATATCTTCTTCTCTTTCAAAACGTATTACATTTTTTGAAACTCCGCCAGCTTTAAATTTTTGTTTAAATGATAGAGGTACTGCGTCAATTGATGGTACTACTGTTATATTATTTTGATTTGTGCTCATAGTATATATTTATAAAATATATTATTAATATTATCTAAATAAAGATAATTTATTAGTAATATATATGAAATTCAATCTTATTTTCTTACTTTCTATATTGACATTCTCATCTAGTGATTTTATGTTTGAATACAGTAATAAGAAACAACCTCCAACAGACATGAAAGATTTGTTAAATTTAACTACTGGTGGACCATATACCTATTCACAATCAGGACATCATTTTTATGGAACAGCATATGATGGCACCTATATTGATACTTATGGTTGTTGTTCAGGACAATCAGGTTCTTGTCGTAATAATCCATCATGTCAATGTCAGGTATCTGTAGGACCATTACCTCAAGGAACATATACTTTAGGAAATATGATGACATTTAAAGGTATGCCATATTGTTATGAGTTATATCCATCATCTTCTAATAATATGTGTGGTAGAAGTGGATTTTTAATTCATGGAGGTGATTGTAGTGGTAATCCGTCTGAAGGATGTATCGTTATCCAAGATCAAAATACTCGTTACAAAATTAAGAGCGGCTCTACACTAAAGGTAGTTTCATAATAAATAAATTAATTTAATATATTTATTATTTGCGTTTATGATAACTTTTTTTGTGTTTTTTTGTTTTAACACCTTTAGCAGTAGTTCTTCTAGTAGCACTTTTAACACTTTTAGTCGCCTTTTTTCCTTCCAAGAATGAAAAATCAATTATTGATGGTTCTGACACTAAGCCTGTTTTTTCCATAACTATTTCTTTACCTTGCCAATTTGGACAAATATCTGGTTGTTCTAAATGATTTTTTATAAAACCAAGTGATTCATATTTTGGTTTAAGGACGGCAACATTGTCTGGTTCTGGTTCAATATAAAGTTTAATGTTTGATTTATGTAAGTTTTGAATAACAAGTTGTTCCATAAAATAAAATAATGCTTTTAATGGGTTTCCAACATTTCCTGAATCAGAAACTCTACATACATCATTAATCCAAACATCAGCATCGTCAATATTTGATGGATTAGAAATACTTATATGATGTGATGCTGAACCACCAGAATGAGTTGTTTTAGACGTAGATTTGGATTTGGATTTGGATTTTGACGGATCTGGAGTTGGAGGATTAATACACCAATCATAAATTTGTAATGTTCCTGATGCTATATTATCTATTCCTTTTGGTTTAACCATAATAAACGCACTAACATCATCATTTACTACATATTCTTCAACTTTTTCTTCGGTTAGTCCTAAACAAGGACTTCCTTTAAACATACGATTCCCAAAATAATTAACAATCTCTTCAAATTCCTTCTGTTTTGTTATTGGTAATAAATACATTGTATATTCATATTTGGTTGAATCTAAAGAAAATGTTCCTTTGAATTTTGTTTTTGTATTACTATTGTTAAAAGGTATTGCTGACATAATATATAATTATAAAATAAGTTTATAACTTGTAAAAGCTCTTTAAATATGTCTAAAATATTAATTATTAAAATTTATTGTATTTAATAATTAAAAATATATAACAACAACCAGACGATAAACCGCTTAGTTAGAATATGCCAATCCTCCCATACCACTCATAATTCTGAGAACGTTGTAGTTAGTGGCATAGACACGAACCTTAGCAGTCTTGGTACCTTCAACAGTGGCGTTAGACAAGACCAATTGAAGAGTGGCATTATCAATTCTGGAGAAGTTGCAAGTTCCGGATGGTTGGTGTTCCTCTGGGCGAAGAGCGAAAGAGTAAACGTTAATACCTTCATCAGGGTTGCGGGTGTGGGATTGGTAAGGTTGGACCCAAGAGAAGTAAGAACCTTCACGCTCAGAGAAGCGGTCTTGTCCGTTCAATTGGAGTTTGGCAGTGACAACAGGGTTTAAGCCCCAGCAGTGCATGTCCAAAGAGGTCTCAGTGAGGACGAAGGTACCAGCATCAGAGACAGTGGAGTTGTCAAGGTGGTTGCGTTGAAGACTAGCAAGAGCTTCAATCAATTTAGGGTCAACTAAGTCTTCAGCTTGGCCACCGAAGTTTGGTTGATTGTATGGGTTCTCAGGTCCGTGCCAGTATCCAGTGAAACCAGCAGGAATATCGTAGTCAAGAGCACCGGCATCGTTGAAGAGACCTTGAGCATCAATGTACGAGTTGCTATCACGAGCTACAGCACCTGGAGCACCGAAGGCATGGATGGCATTTGGAAGAGCATCAATGGCATCAGTGTAGTTGAATGGTTGAGCACCAAGAACCTTGAATAAAAGAGCATCACAAACAAGGGATGAGCAGTAATCAACGTTTTGATCAGGTTGGACAACCCAAATCAACTCCTTAACAGGGTGGTTGAAGTTAAGCTTGATCTTGTTGGAAGAGGAACCAACAGACTCATCACCAGTGAATTGGAGTTGAGTAATCAAGTATTCGTGAGGATTTTGGGCGAATCTTCGGCGTTCATCAGTGTCAAGGAAGACGTAATCAACGTACAAAGAGGCAGCAACCAAAGATTGATTGTAGGCAATAGCAGCTGGGACTGGACGGCCAGGAGCATATTGGTTCTTAACATATTTCTCTTGGGCAGCTTTGTCAAGTCCCATCTTATCAGCTCCACTGTTGCAACTCAAAGTGGTAACAGCCCACAAGCACTCATCAATAGGACGGATATCAAGGTTGATCTTGACTTCGTGGTATTGAAGAGCAATCAAGGGAAGGGCAAGACCAGGGTTGGTGCAAAACCAGAATTGGAGAGGCACGTAAAGGGTGGTCTCAGGAAGAGCGTTACGGGGAGCGCAAACTTGACGGGGAGCCAAGGAGTCGCAAGGGGACTCAACATCAGAGAAAGAGGGATCAGTGATGAAGGTAAGTTGGGTGGTGTTACCAATCATCTTGAAGTATCC